AAAGCCAGGGTCAAGAGCAGCCGTGTTTGTGGCAGAGAAAGTGGCTGTCAATTTCCCAGCTGGACCATCGGTCACGGCACACGTACCTGTGATACTGATAGCTGAAATGTCAGGGGTGACTCTCATCTGAGATGAATACGTACGACCCGTGATGTCAACAGGGGTTGTACCGTCCGTAGTAATAGTTACTTCGACGGTTTCCGTATCACCACGAGTGATAGTTAAATCTTGTTTTGCAGGTGCAGCCATATCAAGGGTATATTACCATTAAACGACATATCCCGCATCGGTTAAAACCTGATGGACATTATCAGAAACAACATAGATTTGCCCTGGTTGTAGACTGTATGACTCGTTGCCGATGTCTGCTTTGACTTTGCGGTTCACTTGGATTTCAACCTTCACATCAGGCGATACCCAGTCAGGGTCATCTAGGAGGGTGCCTTCAGGGATCAGCGACAATAACCGTCGGGTGGCGTTAGACCATGAGAAGGCTTTGGTTTCAGGGATGCGAGAAATAGCAACCTGCCTGATAGAGCCACGATTACGGTATGCCTCCATCATCAGTTCTTCCAACACCTTCTGGTTGGGTTCATCCCACTGCCCCACAGTCTCCGCTTTGGATTTACCGCATGGAACCACCCCAAAGGCGAGATGAGCGAACTGGGCTTGTCCTGTGCTGTCTGACACGATTGTAGGGATACCACTGGCAATAGCCTGCAACGGCATAAGCCCGAAACCTTCACCACGAGCAGGTGCTACAAAACAATCAGCTTTGCTGTACCAGTCACGTTGCTCGATGGGACTCATCCAAGTCCTGTTAAGAAACACCTTGTCACCAAGGTTTTGGCTAGGCACATCCTGAGCATGAGGGGCAGCTTTGATATGCAGTTCAGCATCAGGGAGGTTCAAAGCATTAAAGGCTTTAACAAGGACATCTAGCCCTTTGCGTTTCCATAGCGACCCGCCACCTTGGAAACGAAACACCCCATCAGGTTTAGGCATTGGTTTCCAAAACTTGTGATCAACCCCCAACGGGCAGTAGGAAACATCTTTATGAAACTGACTGAACAGTTCCACGTTGTGTTCGCATGGGACAATCACTTGGTCAAACTGACCTAGCCACTTACGGAAGTTGGATGGCAACTCGTCGGTTTCCCACATAGAAAACAAAACCCGATGCTGACCCTCAAACCAACCCTTACAAGTATACGGAACCTGCATATGAACACTCACAGACGCATGGTCATCCAATGTTACAGACTTAGGGAGCGAATCCTTAAACCCCTGAAGCATCGAACCATACCCCAACCTAGGATCATCAAAACCCTTCCAAGATTGATAGTTCACAACGGGGCGGGAGTGCCTTCAATTTGATGCCGAGAAGTAGCTAACTGTTCAACAGCATGGCAACCGTCAATAGTTTTAGGTTGCAAACCTTCAGCCCGTAAACGCTTATAGGCAGGCATATCTTTAGACCAGTTCTTTTCCCGCTGATTAATATGAGCAACCGATTCACCCCTAGTGGTCGTAGAGTTAGACCCCATCTGAACACCAGCAACCCTGCAACCAAAACAACCCTCAACATCCAAGAACGGATGAGTTTCCCTATGCTTCACGAAATGAACGCCCCATAACCAGCAGCCACAAGATCGGCTTGTTCCTGACCCTCAACAGTATGCACATGACCCCCATGATACGTATAGGAAATCAAACTATGGTCAGACGGTTCAGTTTCCTGAAACGACCCATCAGTCATTTTGAACACGTTCCGTCCACGACGACCAGGGCGAAGATGAGCAAAGATCCCTCTCTCCTCCGCTTCAGACCAATACACAAAGTTATCTGTTGGAGTAATAAATGTTGCCATATCTAGATAATAACAAAAGCCCCCGCCTTTCGGCAGGGGCTTCGGTTAATTCCTTGTCGGAAATGATTAGGCGTTTGTACCAATGCTTGAAGCTGATTCGATACGACGAAGTGCTTCCTGACGGAACACTGCGTAACCAACGAAATGCTTCCAACCAACTGGACGGAAACGCTTCAGAAGGTCTGTAACTGTTCCGTAAACAATTGATGGCTGGTTGCCGTACTCTCCACCCATAGAAACAGCCTTGGCAAGAGCCTGCTGTCCCATGATGAGAGTACCGTAAACGTCAATGGTGCCTGATGCGCCAGAGTTGTCAGATGCGTTAGCGAACAGAGGCGCACGAGACGACTCCATAAAACGAACGCCTTCAAACATACCAATTTCACCGTTGTAAAGAGGCATTGCGTTGGTGTACTTGTATGAGTCACGCCAACCAGAAGCATCTGTAATACCACGAAGGTCGTACGAAACGTCTGGGTGAATGAAACCGACATAGTTGCCACCGATTGTTGGAACATTCGCTCCACGCAATTGAGCCACTGCACGACGGATATCGTTAGCGGTAAGGGTGTCATCAGTGTTGATGGTTGTACGGCTAGATGGGTCTGTTGCACCACCTGTTGCGTAAATCACGTTTGATCCAGCCTGGATGGCGGTACGAGCGATGGTGTCAATTGACAAACCAGCGTTGTAACCAACAGCCTGAGCTGCTACTGGGTCCACAGGGAGGAACGATGATGCACGGAGTTTAGCGGTGGTAACAGTTGCGTTACCGTATTCTTCAAGGGTTACTGTGACCTGGCTATCGCTCATGGCGACAGGGGTTACATCCTCAGCTTCACCCAGTGGCGTTGTAGCCGCTGCGAGGTCTGCGAATACGGTGAACTTCACTGAAGCACCTGGGTTTGTAGCGTTTGTAGCTTGAACAGATGCGAACTGGTCAAAATACATTTCTGGACGAAGGGCAAAATATGCCAACTTCTCAAAAGCTACCTGGTCTGTAGTCAGGTTTGCGGTACCTGTCTCTGCTGCGTAATAATCAGCCATTTGGATTTTTCCTTAATTGTTGGGTGGTTTACCCAAGGTCAATACCTTGGGCTTGCGCCTCAGCAAAAATATCGTAAATCTCTTGTTCAGATGATGCTTCACTAATCCGTTTATTCCACGACGGTGGAGGAGGGGCTGACTCGCTACCTGCTGCAATCTTGTTTGACTGCTTCCATGCTTGCTTGTCTGCATCTTCCGACGCTAGGGGTGTAATTAGTTGTGCTTCAACGGCGGCTTCACGGATTGCTTCTGGGGTTAAGTCGCCGTCGTAACCTTTAACGAAATACTTGGCTTGCGGTGAAGCGGGATCAATTCCTGCTTTAACGAAAGCTAGTTCTCGTTGGGTTGCTGAGAATTCCGCAACTTGTTTGCGTAGCTCTCTGGCTTCTTTTTCCAACTGCTTCATCCTTGCCCGTACAGGATTCTGTGTGGGTTCGGTTTCCGTTTGGTCGTCGAATTCTGAATCGAAATCTTCGTATTCTGACATATGGCACTCTCCTTGGTCCACATTGCACTGGAGGGTTGCAATGGCTACTTAGTTTTTACACCCCATATTTACGCTGCTGACTAGGGGGGCTGTCAGTAGGTCTTCCCATCGGGATCAGACTTAAACTAACACACTTGAAAGTGTTGTGCTACTGACCGACTGTTCCGAGTGCTGACGCACCTTGTGCCGATGCGAATCCACCACCTGTTTCGAACGCTGCTTGGCGTGAACGACGACGTGCTGCGATTGCTTTACGTGCTTCAGCGTTGGTACCGAATGTTCCACCAATTTGTTGTTCTTGTGTGATGGCTTGTTCACCTTGAAGTGGATTGAACAGTTCTTGCTGTGCGCCAATCTCAGCAAATTTCTGTTGAGCGTCAGAGGCACTAAACCCACTTGTTTGGATTGACTCAGCCTGGGCAGCGGAAAGACCGATACCTGCCTGGGTTTGTGCTTGCGCACCGATCTGGGCTGCGGCTGTACGACGAAGAAGGTCTTGTCCTGTTAGGCGTTTACCGAAGGCATCTACTGCTCTGGTTGGGTCAAGGAAGTAGGCGGCTAGGTCGCCGTCACCAAGGCTGTAAAGTCTTTTCAATTCGGAAACGATAACTGGGTCGGCTTGCTTGACTACTACATAGGCGGCTTTGGCTCGGTCTTGTAGTTCTTGGCGGGATGTTTCTCCGCTGATTAGTTTGGCGATGTCGGCTTCGCTGTCGTAGAACCCTGCTGGGAATCCTGCATCTCGAAGGTCAGTTTTGAATTCTTGTTCTCGTGTAATGTAACTACTGTATGACAGTTCAGGTTTTCCTGCGTCACGAAGTTCTTTGTTCCCAGCAAAACGGGTATCAAAAATTGTTTGAATTGCAGGGTCCTGGGAAACATAATAAGAAATAGTTTCTTCAGTCAAAATGGTTGTCGGGTCAGAAACTTTCGTATCAAAGAAAGCAAAGACAGCGGCGGTCTGTGCAGGGTTCAACCTGAACTTTGAGATGACCCCTTTAAGTAGATCTGATGCAGCCATTACAGTGTTCCTCCGAAGATTTTGTTTAGGGTAGAAGCGGCACTTGCGTATTCTTCATAGGCGTTTTGGGTGTTTTGCCATTCAGGACGTTTCCGTAAGAACGATGTCCACTCAGTTGCGTTCATCATCCTTTTGTTCTTTTCGTCGCCAGCATTAAACAGGTTGGAATAAGCGGGGCTTGTCAGATCGACACTACCTTCGTCCACTTCCAACACTTTGGAATAGAGAGTTCTGTAAGGAGATGTGATTGAGTCAAAGGTTTCTGTTTTCAAACGCTCACCCAAGGTTGGGTACAACGTCTGGGCAGAAGAACGCATTGATTCGTTGAACTGTTCTTTAGTTTTGGTGTTAGTAGCAATCTCATTAACCCAAGAGTTAAGTGTTGTTTCTGTCGGATCAACACCAAATTGTTTTGCCAACATACGCAAAGATGATGCTGTTACAGCTGATACTGGGGCAGGTGTGGCACCTGGGGTAGCGGTGGTTGGAGCTGGTTGTAAACGGATTGCTTCAGCGGCAGAATCAGAATCCCACTGTTCGGCGGTCCAACCGTTACGGGTTCCTTTTTCAGCAATGGATTTAATTGATGTGTCATCAAGAGAAATACCTTTACCAGCAAGGACCCTACGAATAGTAGGAAGAAAACTATCAACTTTGTTTTGGAGTTCTACAGGATCAGTAGCCTTTTGAACGTCATATGTTTCCTGTGACTGGGTACGACTGGTCGCCCATTCAGTATTGTCAATAGCCCTGAGTAGGGTGTCTGAATCCCATTTGTTAATAAAAGCATCATCAAAAATAGTTTTAAGTTCAGGGATGTTGTACAGGTTGGCTGTCGAACCATAGATTTTTTTTGATTCCTCAAAGACTGCCCCAGACAAAACCATTGCTGTCCGTTTTGTTTTGCCTCTGAAGTTTTGGACAGCAGCTAAACGACCAGCAGCCTTTTCGCCTTTAGGTTCAAGTTTGCCATTGTCTGTTAGGTATGCCTTAACAGATGTGTACTTTGTTCCAAGTCTTTTGTTTGTTTCGGCAAGGAAAGCTTTATCGTCTGCGGTAGCCATTAGAGGTTGTACTTCTTTTCAATCGCTGTCAGGTATGAACCGAACTGTCGGGCATTGGTATCTTCAGGGAACATTTCTTCTAGTTTGTTTTGTGTGAATGTTTCCACTTGTGGTGGTTGAACAATTTCAGCTGCGGTGTTTTGTCCTGATGTTCTTTCAAGTTCACGGTACAAATTTGACAGTCTGTTTAGGTCGCCTTCGCCTAGTTTGCGTCCAAGGGTTTGTTGGGAAACTTTGTTCATTATTGCTCGAACATCTGCGTCGTTAGATACACGGTATTGGTTTAGTTGACCACCACGGGCAGAAGCACCTGTTGTTGCTAAGCGAGTAATTGTTGTTTCGAAATCTTCTCCATACCCATTAGCTGTGACAAGAAGGCTTTTGTATGCTGAGGTTGTTTTTGAATCAACTACGCCAGGTGTATATCCTTTTCCAAGTTTTCCGATGCCGTACATAGCGTTTTGCAAGGTAGACAATTCTTCAATAGATAAGCTATACAGCGCATCTTCATCTCCTGTAAAGTATTGAGGTTCTGCCACCTTGCCGGTTACTGGTGACGTGTATTTGTATCCTTCGTATTTAACAAGTTCGCCACTGCTGTTGTAAATTCGACGACCAGAAACACCCAATGCGTATTGCCCACCGTCAGCAGACAAAGTAGCGGGGTTAGTTAAAGTAGGGGAAATACCTACTGGAACATCGTTTTGTGTAGGGACAGTAGTAGTTGTCGCACCAGGTCTAGGAACCGTTGGCTGTGTTGCGGGGATGGTGGTCGTCGTTGTTGGGGGTGCCATTGGGTTAGGTGCCATTGTTATTCCTTTTAATCTTCTACTTCTACAGAAATAAATTCACGAGACAAAACATTCTGCCACAAGTTCACAAACTGAGGGTACTTTTCAGCAAGGCGTTCACCCTCGTCCCACAAAGCCTGACGCAAAACAACAGCCCCACGGATTTTGGAAGCAGATGCCCAGTTATCTTCTGTCACCTGAGAAAAGTTGCTGGTTGTATATGCCACGTTTGCATCACGATATTTGAAGTATTCAGTGGCTGCCTTGACCGCATCGTTATCTTGAACGGAAGGTTCTGCAATAAATTTACGTGCCTCGATTAACTGGATACGACGGTTACGTTGAGAAGAAGTAGCTGCTGCTGCTCGATCCCAGTTAGGGTAAGCGGCTTGGACTGCTTTGGTCTGTATCTTTTTCTGTTCTTTAATTTTAAGATTAGCTAAAGTCCCAAACATGTCGTCAGGAGAAATGCTATCCATAACTTCCCTCATGTTTCTGTTGAACACAAAGTTGGCAATAGCTGATTCAAGATTAATAGCAAACTGTTTAGGATCTTTATACTTAACATCGCCAGCAAGTTTTTGGATGTTCCAAACATCAGGATCAAGTTCGCTTGATTTAGGACTAAAATATCCACCAACATTTTGGTATTTATCAACAACGTCTTTGTTTAAGCG